TATCTCCTATCAATTTAATTCCGTACTTTTCTGCGATTGCCATAAGCCTATCCATGTCAGGAGGATTTCCTAATACTGGAGAAATGAAGATACCTTTTGTTCTGCTTGTTATCTTCTTTTCTACTTCGTTAAGATCGAAATTAAGCGTATCCCATTCGATATCAGCAAATACAGCTTTTAACCTATTTTGATGCAAAACTGAAACTGTGGTTGCGAATCCTACTGGAGAAACTATGATCTCATCGTCATCATTCCATCCAAATCTTTTTTTCAACGCTGCGATAAGCACTAAATTTGCAGAGCTACCACTATTTACCATATGAGAGTATTTAACGTTGAACTTTTTGCTAAACATGTGTTCGAACTTAAATACTTTTTCTCCAGCTGTTATCCACTTTCCATTCAAAAATGAATCCATTGCCGCTTCTACTTCTTTGTGATCCCAGTACATTCCTGAATAGTAAATCGGAGTGATTCCAGGAATGAACTCTTTTGAGTTATACATGTAAGGAGAAACGTGATTTGCTCCTATTAATGCTTTAATGTTCTCTATTTTTATCATATATCTATTTTATTATTTAAAGTTAGGATTGAATATATAGCATTCTAATCTTTCTATTATCCAAGGAGAGTGCTCTTCTTGTAATAATAAATCAATAATCTTTTTATAAAAATTTTTAGATCTTAGTTGAGCGTGATTTTTAGTTATTCCAAAATGCCCTCCTGGCATAAATTCATAATGACTTGGAACTGAGCATTCAAAAAACATAGACCAATATTTATCTACATTTATGTTTGGATTGGCGTCTTGAGGAGATCCATTACTACTACAAATTAAAACTCTTCCATCTCCATGATGATTAGATGGACTTAGATTCCACATGATTCCTCCTTTTTCTGATGGGACTGTTATTGTATTGTAATGAAAGCCATAATATCCATCTATTTTTAATTGAGCAGTTATTTCATAAAAATCAGGATTATCTTCGTTTATCACATGTACTATATTCTCCCAATGATCAAAAGGATAGTCTTGAGCAAAAAATGTATAGTCAGAAAGATTATCGTAATTTGTATAAATGTGATTGAAGAAAGTATGAACACATCTACCTTTGTTAGGAGTTAGAATAATTTCGCTTTCTCTTTGTTTAGAATTTTCTCCTTTTCTATAGACTGTAACTTTTACTTGTTTGTCTATTCTATCTATCCAACTATAGTCTTTATCATATGCGGCTATAACTAATTCTCTTGTCATATTGTTTCGTAAAAATTATTTTGTTTCTCTTGCCTCTCTATTGTTTTAGGATGATGTAAGCACAAATTCATTTCTTCTATTTCTGGTAGATAACTCATTCTTTGGTATCCAGAAATATATTCATGAACATTTCTTCGCCACTTAATATCATTATTCCTTTTATATATCCTCATTTGATAATCAGGCCAATTAACTAGCATGTTTTCATTAACTTGCCATCTCCACTTATCAATATGTTCTTGAGTTAATCCAGTAACTGTATTTTTTCTAGGTACTACGAATAGATCAACTCGATCATTTGATTCTATTATAGAGTGAATATTATCTAAAAGAGTGTCATCAGGAAATTCATCTGCATCTATTTGAAAGATAAAGTCTTTAGTACAATGAGTATTTGCATTGTTCTTAAAAGTTGCAAAGTCTTTATTTAGCGGGAATTTTACCAGTTTAATTCCAGAGCTCATGTTCTGCTCTTGAGCTACTACCTCTAATACTTCTTTAGTAACATTTGATGAGTCAACCTGGATCACTATTTCATCTTGTGGCTTTATTTTTTTGCACAGTATTGATAAAAGATTATGTAATTCTTTATGCTCATTGCAAGCTGTAACACAGTAAGAAATTGAAACCATTGTTTATTTTTTAAAGATCAACACCAATAAATTCTAAGGCAGATAAATAGTCGTTACCAAAATCTGTTAAAGTGCTTGAATCAGATTTATGAGTCTTATCTTTAAACTTAGGATTCTTTTTTTCTTCTTTGGTAAGCTTAACGCTTTTGATAGCAGACCATTGAGCTTCTTCTGCAGAAGATCCATTAAGAAACACTGTGCCTCTGTCTTGGATGTTCACTACGTTTGGATACCATACTCTTTTTAGATCGTCTACTTTTTTTGTGTCTACATAGAGTTGAGGCATTTCTTTTTCGTACTCTTCAAAGTCAAACTCTTTCTCTATCATTAAGTCGTTAGTAGCAAAGCCGCAACCTAAGCATAAATAAGAATTATGAAACTCGTTGATCGCTGTGGTATATACTGCCCCTTTTTGTAGGCAAATTGGACAGTCTGTTAGTTTATCAGTCATTTAGTTGTTGTTTTTTATTTTTACTTTCTGCTGTACTATTTGTAAAATATCCGAATCCTTCTGGATAGTTAGTATAGTGCCAGCATCCCATTTTATCGTTCCATACACTATTTGTGGAAGTAGTACCATGTAGCATAGGTGAACCAGATCCTGATGCAGTTATTGTTCCAGTTGGTGGCGCAGTCAAATTAGGATTATAACTTGGCGTCCAACTAGGATGATAATCATCTATCTCAACATCTATTCCAGGATTGTCATCATAATCTTCTACATCTTCTAATACTTCTTTGATGCGATCCCACTGCTTTGGTGTGGCAGTGTAATCATTACAAGCTTCTGTGAATCCTTTAAACCAAATTACAAAATCTCTTGAAGTCATAATAATTTATTTTACAGGTTGAAGTTTTGGAAGTTCTATTTTCTTAAGTTGCGGAAGTTTTAAAGCTTCTACTTTTGGTACTTCTTCTAAGTAAGGCGCTAGAGCATCTCTCATTTTATCCAAAGAAAACTCAGTTTTGCTTTTATGAGCTTGTCTTTTAGCTTTTTCAACATACTTTTCGTATTTAGAGAAAATCTCTTTCATATAATATTCAGCTTGTTTCAAGTCTGCATAAAACCATTGAGACTCTGGAAGAATCATATTTTTTACAACTGATGAAGGATGTATCTGTTTTAGTTGTCCTCCTACCATAGCGCTGTATTCCATAAATAAAAAGTCTGTGTGACCTGACCAAGCAGTGGCTATAATTGGTTTTTTAGACAAAGTAAACTCTAGCAAAGGTCGACCATATCCTTCACCGTGTCCCAAATACACCATGGCTTTTACTTTTGGATGATTATATAGATTATTGATGTCTGATTCTTCAAGTTCTCCGTGTAGCAAATAGATATTTGGAATGTCTTTAGAATTTATTAATTTTTTTACGTCATCTATCTTTTGTAAGATAGAATCTCTATCCATAATACTAGCCGCACCTCCAGAAGTTTTTAATATTAGTGCAGGTTTATCTTTTTTATCTTTGAAAGTTTCTAAAAAAGTTTTGATAGTTCCACCAACATTTTTTCTGTCTTCTCCAAAATCTCCTTGCATCCAATGACCAACAAATAGATAGCAAAATTCTTCCTGTATTTCATCTAGTTCTAAAACTAAATTAGTTTCTTCTAAATCTTCGTCTCCTATCTCAAAATATTGAGTCAAATCTACTCCTTCGAATAAAACTTCTACTGGTTTTTGTAAAAAAACTGTTCCTATAGCTTTTCCTGACTGGTCTTGCTGTTGAAACTTAGATTGTTCAAATACGGTCTTGGCATGATTAGAAGAAACAAGAGTCTTATTCATTCTATTAACTCCTTCGATCCAAGAAGCATCACAGATAGTAGTTTCTATACCTGCAGTGAATCCTATGTTGTATTTACCTACAGGTTGAAATTCGTTAGGTACTGTTAGTTGCATCCAAACATCAGGTTGTTTTTGTAATTGACCTGATTTATTAATAAGTGAATCTAAAAATCCCCACTTTTCTTTATGATCTTTTATATATCCCCAAGGAGTTTGTCCCCAACGTTGACTTAGAATTTCTATATGCCATTCTTTGCCTTTTAGTTCGTAAATGGCTTTTACTAAATCTCTAGCTCTACTTCCGTAACCTGAGTATGTGTCTATTGGACATGATATTACGCAATATTGTTTCATATTAATATACTAATGGGTGTTTAATTGCTTTTCTTTCTATTTTTTCTGTCTTAATTAAACTAAAAGATTTTCTTGGCTTAAATTTTGAGAACGTAGTGTCTATTGAGTTTACAACATTTTCACACATCATTCTAGCGCTCATCATAGATTCATCAGAAGTTACCCATTCTCTAGCTTTCAATCCTTTAGCTGCTCTAGTTTCTGAATCAAGGTTGTAGACTTGCTCGATTGCTTTTGCCACGTCTCTAAAGTCACATCTGTCATCGAAAATATAAGGAGTAGGAATAGATCCGACAATACTCATGTTGTTAGGGAATACAGGTACTACCCATTCTCCGTGTTGTTTGTATTTTCCAAAATGATTCGAAGGAACTTTTTTAGACGGTGTAAACCACTTTCCTTTATCGTCAGTGAATCTCATTTGATCTTGCATACCGCCTGTCACATTTCCAATAGTCATTTTTCCTGCCATCATAGCCTCTGTAAGACTTAATCCCCAACCTTCGTTAGATGAAATTAGAGCAGTTACATCACACATATTGTATAGAAGATTCATATCTGTTACTCCTAATCTATCGTCTGAGAAATAAACTTTCTGATACTCAGAATCACATAAGAGATCTCTTACTACTGAAAGATCTGTACCATTTTCATCAGATACTTGAGTATGAAGTAGTAATGCGCATTTCTTTGCAGAATTTTTTCCTATCCTATCGCAAAAAACTGAATACGCTGCTATAAGATCAGAGGTAGATTTTCTCCTTATGTTTCTAGAGTTATAGAATACAACGAACTCAGGTTGATCTTTGCCAAAGATTTTTTCTCTCTTCTCTTGAAGCTTAAGATAATCTTCTGACATGAATTCGTTAATTGGATAGAAGTGCTTCTCGTTAATTCCATGAGGAACGTAAGTCAATATTTTCTCTTTTGCTACGTCTCCTAAAACAAGTTCATTAATAAGCTTAGTTTGTTTTGATATTGACATCAAACAGTCGCAAGACTCGTAATAAGGTTTATTGTAGATTGGAGCAGGAAAATCGTCCCAAATGTTTAAATAGATAATTGGCATTTTTTTGCGAATCTCGTTCTCCATTTGAAACAACCAAATCCAGTATCTAGGATCTGTAAACATCATTAGAGCGTCTGGCTTTTCGATCTCAATAAGCTGTCTTAATAGCTCTGGACTTCCGTATCCGTTAGTGGGATAAATGAAAACAGAAGCGTCTTGAATTCCTGCAACATTTCCAGTATCTTGAGATACGTCTAATTTTTTACCCGATTCTGGATGCTGCATTGCGCCCCCTACATTTACCCAATTGTAATGTCCTGATGTACCTATGACGATCTCTCTTGCCATTGTAGAGATACCTGAAGTCATACGAATATCATCACAAAGAAGGAGAATCTTTTTCCTTTTGCTTTTTTCGATGTAACCGTTATTCATTATGTGTTTTATTTATTTGATTGCGTTGATTATATCAGATCCTGTGTAATAGGTGCTATACCTTTCGTGAATCTTTTGTCTAAAGCTAGAATCAGTAATATACATAAAGATAGTTCTTTCGACTATCTCTTGTAGATTAATCTTCGATCTTACTGACATTATCTTAAAATCTTCGTATAAATTCTCCGGTATTTTTACCGAAGTGATAGTTCTTTTCACTGTATGTTTCATTTAGTAGTTTATTATAAATATCTATAAATACACTAAATTTACATATACATTAATTTTTCTTATCGCAAAGTTCTGGTTTATCGGAATATGGGCAGTACTTACAACTTTTTGAGTTTTTTTCGTAGACTCTTTCCATATTATATTTGGCATCTGGAGTAAAGCACTCTTTAACGAAATTCTCTAAACTTTCGAATGCTTTCTTTACTTTTATCTTTCCGTTTGCTGGTGCGAACTCCTGCACTCTTGGGATAGGAAATTCAGCTTTATCGTAGATCTTTCTCTTAATGATAAAGAACTTAACATCGATCTTATCTTCTGGTACTTCTAAGGCTTTCGAATAGAACTTTTTGTAGAAAAGAATCTGATTGATCTTTGTTTCGTCTTTCTTTTCTTTGTCACTCCATCCCCTTGTACTTGTTTTAATATCGTATATGGTATAAGAATCATCACTCTCGTTATAGAGAATAAAGTCTATGTAACCTTGAAGAAGTACATTTGGAGAGTATTCAGTAATAGGTTGTAAGATTGGAATTTCTATTCCTACAAGCTTGGTTCCTTTCTTTGAGAAATACTTTGATCTGTGTTTTTTAAACCACTCTAAAGAAGCAAAGCCATCTTCTACAAATTCTTTGAATTCTTCTTTAGTACAATAGTGTTCGTTCTTATTTTGATCAAGATCGTTCTTGTAGTTTTCAAGCATTCTTGCCTGAAAGTACTCTGCTAATCCCATTTCTTCTGCAGCTTTGATTGATTCATCGTACATCAATCTAAGAAACTCTTGCAGCGCCTCATGAAGGGAAGTACCATACAAAAGGTGGATTCCTGGTTTGAATATCTTTTGCTTCTTTACATAAGCTAAAAACCATTGATACTGACAGGAGCTGTACATCGAATATTGACTAAACGATACTGACTTCTGATAAGCATAGTTAATTGATATTTGATCTTTTTTCGCCATCGACAACCTTTTTAATTCTTTCAATATAATTCACTGCATCCATTAACTCCTCTTGAAGGTGTGTCAACCAATCGCTTAAGCTAAGGTCGTTTCTATCAAGTGTAACTCCGTATTTTTTCTTTCCTACTACAGCTCTGTCGATAAGCTTGTCTATAACACCATCTACGATAGAGTCGGTCTTTACAACTGTCCTACTATTATTTTCATCGTATATCGTAACCTTGCCTTCTTTTTTATACATTACGCTTGTTTTATTGTGAACTCTTCGTTAACTTTTCCGCACTCAGCACAAATAAACGTGGGAACTGGAATTATAGAGTCTTGAGGTTGTCCTGTTAAAAACTTACTTGCTTTTCTAAGAAACATTCCTTCAATAAAAGTGTTAGATCCGCAGTGCTCGCACACTACTTCTGTTGTCTTGTCTACTGTAATATTCATCTGTGGTTGTTGCATAATTGTATTTTTATTGTATGTCTTTTTTTTCTTCTTCTGTCCAATTTAAAAAGTCTTCTCCTTTATAATCTGGGTGATTATTTGTCATGTAATCTAGGCCTCCTGCCCAAAGCCAACATAAAGAAGCTAATAATGCTATTGCTAATATAATCAATCCTATCATAAGTTGTAGTTTTATATTACTAGTCCCACCAACCCAAAATTCCGCTACCATCGTACCAATCGTTAAACTCTCCGTCTTTTTCTTTATCGTAAGACTGATAATCTTGTCCTTCAAGTATTGTCCAAAGCTCTTTCCACTGTTGTTTTTCTAACTCATGAGCTAATGCGTATACTTTTTTATTGTGAGCTTTTTCCTCTTCATTAAGATTATCTGCTGAGAAGTCCCAATCATGAAGTAGTCCTAGCTTTTCTTCTGCAAGCTCTAAACACTTAATGTCTTCTCTACCTTCTAGAATCTCTATGACTCTTTTCATTTTCACTATCTTCTTATCAAGAGTCTCTCTAACTTCTAATCCTTTATCCTCCATGCCCTTAACTTGAATCTCTAAAGATCTTTTAAGCATCATTAAGGTAAAGCTATAGTCCCACCATCTATGTTTATAGAGCTCTTTACGAAATAAGTAGATGTTTTTGAAGAATTGTGGTATATCTTCGGTGATTGTTTTATAGGTTCTGTACCACCAAGTATTGTGATGTTTTAATATCTTTAGACTCTCAAAAAAACTGTCTGCAAATTTAATTTCCATAACTTTTGTTTTTAGTAGCGAGGGCAGGAATCGAACCTGCGACCTACGGGTTATGAGCCCGCCGAGCTACCTCTGCTCTACCTCGCAATTTTTGTGGACCTGTAGAGATTCGAACTCTAGTCTCCGACAGTGACAATAACACCAACGTTTCACATGCTTAGTACTGATTTGTTCGCTTTATGCATGATACATAAACTGGTACGATAAATCTGCGCCGTAGGGGCTGACCTGTCATGGTAGGTCAATTTCCACCACCTTGTTTTGAGAAAACTAGGAAAACGACCCACAGTCCTTATTTAACGAGTCGATCGTGAATACTCGGAGTAGTTCTGTTCCTAGGTTACTCACCCGTTTGCGGACTAGGCTGCTAGAGCGTAATCGGCGCCTACGAAGGCCATAAGGTCGTCGTAAGTCATTGTTGACATTTCGTCAGTTATTGTTTGCAGTTTTCTAAGGCGACTCTACCAAACGCCTGCATGTGGTGCAATCTCAACAACCGGATCAATTCCAGTCAGGCCCATATTGTAAAGAACTTTTTATTAGAAATTAACATCTTTATTTAGAGAGATGCCTACTCCAAATATAGCGAATTTAATTATAACTTTCCAGTAATCGTAAGTACAGTGATCAAAAAAATTCTCATCGTGATTATGAATAAAAACTATTGTTGGTAAGAAATAAAATCTAGTGTTTGTTTTTTTAAGTCTATACCTAATGAATATAGGATTCATAGACCAACTAGTTACTTTTTTTCTATTTCTTACTAATTTTTTTGTCATAACATATTATCTATGTAAATATATATCGTTTTTTGCTATTATTACAATATATTTTTTTAGTGAATTTCAAATTTGGTGTAGTCTGTTGTACTAGGTTTTTCGTTTTTAAAATAGTACTCGTAAGTTTTTTTGGTCTTTTGAATCGTTATTATTTTTTTGAAAGCGGTAGGAACCGTGGCTCCAGTTGGTAAAACTTTAGATAAGTCAGAGAATTCCACTATTATTTTTACGTCTATTGGTCCTTGCTCTTTTACTATCACTCTCTCTTGGGCTTCTAGTAATTTCCAAGGTCCTCTATTTAAGTATTGGTCTTGTAGGGCACAGTTTAAATAACTAAACGTTTGCTTTAGTGTAACTGGAGAGCAGTTAAAATCTGCAGCTGGGGCCATGTGACCTTTATCGTATACATTACTAGCGTAATCTGCAGCATCTGAAGTTATCACTGAATCTACTTTATAGAAGTCTATTCCTGCTCTTGATGCTTTTCCGTCTGTGCACGTAACTGTATACTCTATCAACATCGGTTGTTGAAGCTTTTCGTTATAGACTATATGAAATATAGGCGATTGAATGTTAACTTTTTCACGCAACGGTGTTTGAGAGAATAAAAAAAATGGAATGCAAATAAAATAGGCCGATAATAATTTTTTCATAATTTTGATTTGTTAGTTAATCATCAACCTATTTTTGGAAAGAGAATTTCGCTCATAAAGTATCTTGCTCGATCTTCTCCTAATTTAGCTTTTAGTACATTATAAGTTCTTTGGTTTTTTTGTTGCTCTTCGCAATAGTAGTTTTGTCTATTTTTAATTTCAAGTTTATCGTATTCTAAATTTACTCTTTCGATCAAACAAAGATCAATATACTTTTTGTATGCATCTACTACTATTTCGCTTAAAGTTTCAAGATCTTGATCATTTGGAACTATAGCAATGGCAGACTTAGAAAATATGTTATTTGCCCAGTCTGGAAGTTTATACAAAGAATCAAAAGATCTTGAAGATTGGTAGACAATATTAGATACTGTAGGAGAATAGTCTAGAAACGCAGCTAAAGGTTTTTTATCTGTGGTAATCACATCGAATCCGAATATCGGATTTTGGCTGGTTTCGTTAGGAAAGGTAGTGATATGCAGAACTTCTAAATTTTTATCTGAATATCTTTCTATGTGAGCGATTCTAAAGTGTTTGGATACGTAACGATGATTGATCCACCCAAAATCTTCGGTTTCTATTTCTAGACCTTCTCCACTATTTGTGATTACTTCCTTAACTGTCTCTGCTATTTTATCCAGCGTAACTTTGTAACTCATCGTAAATTTTTATAACGTAATCTAATCCTATATTAGCTTCATCAGCCCAAGAATCTTGTTGTATAGCTCTAATACTAGATATAGCGGTTTGTTTATCTTCAAATTCATACATATTACCTGATCCTGGAACTTTAGATTTCATCATTTGTCCTCCATATAATAGGGCCAAGTAATTAAGATATACATGTGGTAACATTGAATTATCATCTAGACCGTTTATATATTTTATATATTCTTTAGTAGAGTCTAGAGTGCTGAATATGAATCCACCAAGTTCGATTATATCTTTTTTTACGCTGTGAGATCTTGTCAAAGAATCGCTAGGTAGTTTTCTGCTCTCTATCTCTTTAAATATGTAGTATTGTTGAATTAAGTAATGAAGGTACTCGTCTTTACCTAGTTCGCCCTTATACATTCTTTGATTAAACTCTTTACTTTCTGCTATAGCGTGTTTTTCAGAGATCGCTTCTTTTAGTGGAATCATTTTTTGTGTATTATCCTAAATTAGATTTTAGTTGAGATTTGCTCATTGCTCCGCTGTACTTAAAAAGTATTGCGTCTCCGTTTAAGAGTATGGTTGTTGGAACCGCTCTAATTCCGTACTGTTCTGCTATTGCAGGATTTGTGTCTACGTCTACGTATTGCACAGGAATTCCCATTTCATCCGTAACTTCTTTCAAAATCGGTTTGAAAGCTCCGCACGGACCACACCACGGAGCGCTAACATAAATTACTCTTTTCATTTCTTTGATTTAGTAAGTATAAATATAAGTCGTCTATTGTTCCTTCAAAGTCTTCCATAACTAATTCAAGTTCTTCCTTAGTCATTTTAAACTCTTTGGACAGTCTTTTCTTTAATCCATTGAATCTTTTATCTTCCTCTTTGTGTGAGTCTTCCATGAGTCTCCTGTAGCGCTCCATGTAAAGATTGATTCTGTCTATCCGGTCTTCTCCGTGAGCCATGTCTTTTACTTCGTCGTGCATCCTATACACCTCATGTTGCGCTTGGTAAAAGTAGCTTGGATACTCGTAGTCACCGTTAAGTATTTTCAGTCGCATAGGAGCTTTCTCGTCCAACTCTTGAATATCGTGATACCTTCTCCACCATTGAAAGCGATTGTACTTCTTTTGCGATAAGTGATCAATCTTCTCTTCTAGTGACTCTCGATCTAGCAGTATTAACTCTTCTTTAAAACTTTCCAAAATGTCGCTCATAACTTTTATTTAAGTAAATGTACTGCTTATACGAACCACATTATAGTTTAAGTTTTTAGTAATTTAAAATTTATTCCAATGTCTTTCGTAAACATGTAAATTAGTAACGTGCCAATGCATTTGGCCTATAGGATATCCAGTATTTTCTGATACTAACTCCATTAATTTAGAAAAACAATATTGATCATTCCCGAAACCAAACCATAAGTCAATGGATCTAGCGAATACTGATAATTCTAATTTACCACGATGTATATAAAAGTTTAATGCAAAATTACAAGGTGTATCATATTTGTAAATGTCTAGTTCTTCTATATCGTAATGCACTAATATAGCTCGTCTTGAATTTGGATTATTTTTTAACTCTTCAATCATTCTATCTAGTTGATTATTTTTATTCCAAAAATAACCATAGTTAGACACTACGTTTGTAGTTCCAGGAATCATCATATTTTTCCATATCTTGGCTCTTTCAGATATCTCTAGAGCATCTCTATCTCCTTTAAGATACCAATCAAATTCGTAGTCAGCGTAGTCTTTATTAAATTTTCTTGCTGGTGTTTTTATAACTCTATCTAGTGGATCTAATATTGTAAAAGTAGCATTAAAAATAGCTTTAGTTCCCGCAAAAAGATCACCGTGCTTATTAATATAATGATAAGATAATTCGAACGCTGTAGTGGGAGTCTTAAATTTATTGTTCTGTATCATACTGTTCTACTGAGATGAATTGTTTTAAAAAATATACGCCTTCTAGATTTCTGTACTTAGTCAAATATACTACTCTTTTTATTCCTGATTGTAAGATAAGTTTCGAGCAATCTAAACATGGAGACAGGGTTAGATATAAAGTTCCACCGTTTACGGAAGTTCCAGTTTTAGCCGCCTTAAGAATGGCATTAACTTCTCCGTGGATCACATGAGGTACGGTAACATTATCTTTTTCGCAACAGTTATCCATGCCAGCTGGGGTACCATTATATCCCATTGAAATTATGTTACCGTCTTTAACCAAAACTGCGCCGACTTTAAATCGGACGCAGTGTGAAAGAGTAGAGACCTCATTTGCTATATTCATAAAAACTGAGTCCAGTCTTTTCTGCTTGTTAGCACGAAGAATCATGGTTTCTTTGATGCTTGGTGTCATAACCTATAGCGATTCTTTTACAAAAGTTCCACCGACCATAGTACCTTTACGCTTAGCGATAACATCGTAAGCTGAATTGATGCAGTCTTCTATTTTAAAACCTTTAAGCGCGGCAAGATTGGTAAGAACTACTACGCAGTCTCCGATAGCATCGATAAACTCTTCTTCATCGTTCTTTAGGATTGCTTTGGCCAATTCTCCTGCTTCTTCTTGCAATTTGATGTATTGTGTCTTTGCATCTCCTTTTTCGTAAATTCCCCTTTCTTGCGCCCAGTCTCTGATTGATTGAAATTCGTTACTTAACGTCATTTTGTTTTTCTTTTTGTTGTTTTTGATATTCGTTTAGTGATGCCGCATAGGCGACAAGGTCTAGATAATTGTCCTCCTTATAATTCCAAGAAGCTCTGGATAGCTTTAAAGCCAGCATGCAATTGTACATATCGAATGTAGTTATTTCTTTTCTAGAAAGCTCAGATGCGATTCTTGCGGATTGTTCCATGCCTTCTATAAATTCACCATACATGCGACTTTTTTCTTCTTGTCTTTCAAATACAATCTCGTGAGCTTGTTGTAGTATGCTTTTTTCTTTATTCATAACCAAATCTACTAAAATTAATTGACATATTTGCTGATATCTCGGTGGTCACCCCATGGTCGATCAGAGTCTAGATCTTCTGTTTTTATGTTTGGCTTTGGCATGTTTGCCGCCACGTTCCAAAACCAATCTCCAGGTTTACCGTGTTCTTTAAGCAATTCCCAACCTTTTGCGTCGTATGTTCTGATGCAATCAAACGGTGGTACGATCTTTGCTTCTTTTAAGAATGGTTTCGAGTGAGTGTAAAACTTTGCTCGACCAAGTTCTCCGTCTTGAATATTTCTTGCTACAGCTACCGCATGAAACTCTGTATTCGGTAGAGCAATTTGTAAAGATCTTGATAAAACTCCAGTAGACATAACAGACCACATTGTTTTTATGTCTGTATCTTTAAAGTTATCGTAAAACACTCGAACTCCTCCAGCTACCACCATCTCGTGTTTAAGACCAAAAGGCAAAAATTTAGCTCCTATCTTTTCTGCGAACTGTTTTGCCCAAATGTTTGCGGTTGGCATTGCAGGTATTCTTAAAAAGATTGGAATTCCTCCGTATTCTATAGCTGTCCTCTGGTGCTCAGAGGCTTCTTTGGACGCAGGCATAATTAGGTAAAGTTTCTTATTATACTTCTTTGCAAGATAGCACAGTGAGAACGGGGCATATCCTGTACGCGGCGCTACATATACCATTGCATCTTCTTTTATTTGTGAGATAAAGAAGTCTGCCATTTTAGATTTGGTACCGTAAAGAAACTCACCGTCGTCTATTACTTTGAATCCCTCGATGTCTTTTATGGTAAAGGTAAAATCGTGTTTGTAGTCTTTGGTAAGATCTAAGTAGTACTCTAACGATCTTCCGTTTGCAAGATCTAGGTTAGAATCTCCTTTTGTTTTGTTTATGTACATTTTATAGTATTTCGTTTAGGAAAGGATAGTATTTCGGGCGTAAGTGAACTGACTGCTTCATTTCTAGTATATCGAGCATCTTTGTTCCGTCTTGATCGACCCACTCGTCTGGCCACTGAATCGTTTTGAGTCCTGAATTGTTTATAATTCTATTTGCTGTATCTCTAAGGCGTTGACGTTCTTCTCTAGTTCCAAAGAATGGTTGCTTTTTATACAATCCTGTGCCAGGAATCTTTCTTGATTCGTGTTCTACTGGAAGCAAGTTTACTAGAGTTACGTTGTTAAGTTGTTTTGCAAATTCTATGTACCTTCTAAATAGATCTCCTGTTGCAGCAGCAGGATTTTCTTGTCTCATTAGATGGAAACGTGCGTCTATATTCCCAAAATAAAGAACTACTTCGTCAAATACTTCGTTCATTAATTCGGGAGTGTTACGCTTTAAGAATCCGTGTAGAGTTCTTCCTGCTGTGAAGTCCAAAGAATATCCAGGTCTCCATACTGATAGAGCGTGAGAGTCTCCGATCACTCCCTTTCTGGTTTCTAGACCGTGAGCCAAGAACGTGTTGTACCAAGGCACTGTGTTAACGTTCGGATAAGTTACGCCTTCGATCTTTAGTCTCTGATTGAACTTGTTGAAGTCGAAAAAGTGGTTGGAATACCTTAGCTCGCCTTTGTATTCGGCGATCGCTTTCATCTTTTCGTAGTGTAATTGACTTGGTCCACCTGGTATATTGAATGATCCTGGTACGAAATTAACGCTTTCACAAATGTATAGTATATCGTAATCTTTCCAAGTAGATACTTTCGGATTCACGTCTACTACATCTCCAGAATGATTATCTTTTAGCATTCTAGTCTGTATTAATCCGTACCCCGATCCTTGCGTGTTTAGAGTTGTACCTACATTACCTAGCATGCTGATTAATCCTATTTTCATAACTTTAAATTTTGTAATACGATAATTTACCTGTTTTTATTCTGTATATAATAGCTGCTGAGGTTATTCCGTAGTGCTCTCCCGCATGCTTTAATGAATCAAATATAATACTATTTTCTATATCTATAACTTTTTTTCTCTTGGTGCTGGGTTTTCCAAATTGAGAATTATCTTTTCCGTATCTACTTCTACCCATTTTTAATTTTGATTCTTCAGAGTGTTTAAAATTAGCTAATTTGGCTTTAATTCTATCTATAACTTCTTTACTATGTTTTTTATTGTAAAATGGGTTATTTTCTCCAGTGTTTAGTTGAGCCATTTTTTTTCTTGCGTATTCGACCACTCTAGAATTAGGAACATAATTCTTTGCGCTAGTTGATTTAATGTGGCACATTTTGCTAAACGCGTATGCCAACTTATGATTTTTAGGATATATTTCGTGCAACAACCAATGACATAAAAAATGCTCTCTAGCTGTTAATATAGCTATATTAGGATGATAGTACTGATCACTTTTTCCTAGTCCTCCCATACTTTCTGGTACTATGTGGTGACCTTCGTAGTACGCTTCTCCTAATTTTTTTCTTTTTACTCTATAATCGACTTCTGCTTTAGACCTTTGGCAAATTTGATCATATATTTTTTGATAATTCATAAAATAAAAATGGTCCAAAAAATAAAGGAGCTACTACCTTCCTAAATTTAATGGACCAATAAGTTTTATTATAGACAGTTGGTAGTAGCAACTTTCTATCTACAATAAATATTCTAAAAAAGCCCTCGTAATTGAGGGCCTTTAAGTTATTTTTTATTAGAAAGAATGTCTTTGCAAGCATCTGCTATACGGTGGTGATTTGTATCAATAGCATATTGATATAGACCTCTTATTTCAAATTCGTCGGATATATCGTGATCATTAAGTACTTCTTTGGTCCAATCGTATTCTTGAGACTTATCTCCATTTGCTTTTCCTACTATTTCGTCTACTAAATCTGCGAACATCTGTTGATCGTCTTCCTTTAACAAACCTGCTATCTTCTGTAGCTTTTGTACTTCGTTTAGTTGTTTTTTCATTTTATTATATTACGCCTTTACTTATTTTTTACATATTTTGTATCCTAATCTATCAAGCTTTTCAATCAGCTCTTTTGGAATTTCTCTATCCATTCCTCCATTATTCATTCTGATACCCAATGGTATTCTTTCCCACACTTTTATTAGTATCAGAAATTGCTCCTTTAAACTGAGTTCAGTATCATTTTTTTCTTTCTTTAGGCCGGCTATCTTCTGTAGCTTTTGTACTTCGTTAAGTTGCTTTTTCATACCAATAAATATCATAAAAAAGCCCTCCGAAGAGGGCTCTTTGTTTACATCATTCCTGTCATTGGATCGGGTGACTTTTCGTCTTTATCTTTCTTTTCAAAGATAACTGATTCTGTGGTAAGAATAGTTCCTGCGACCGATGCTGCGTTTTTAACTGCGGTGATCACAACCTTTGCTGGATCGATGATACCAGCTTCGAATGCATTGACCATTTTATGATTCTTTGCATCATAGATTTTACCTTCTACTAATTCGCTAGGAGTAAATTCCCACCAATTCTCAATTCCAGCGTTGGCCAAAATCTTGATAAACGGAGCTTGTAAAGCGGTCCTAACGATGTCCCTTGCTATAGACGCGTTAGTGTTGTGTTCTGAACGGTGTTCTAGGGAAAGTCTGTACAGAGCTGTTCCACCACCAGGAACGATACCATCGGCTAGCGCTGCTTTGGTTGCGAATAGAGCGTCTTCAACACGATCTTTCTTTTCTTTAATTTCGATGTCTGAGTTACCTCCTACGTTGATGATAGCTACTCCGCCTACGATCTTACCAAGCCTTTCTTGAAGCTTTTCTTTCTCGTAGAAAGAAGTCGCGTTGTCAATCTGGTCTTTGATTTCTACTGCTCTTGCTTCGATTGCTTCTTCTGATCCTTTGCCGTCTACAATAGTAGTTTCGTCTTTGGAAACTGTGGCGATTCTAGCTGATCCAAGGAATTGATCCAACTGTTGAGTAGTGATCTTGTCCAGTTTGTGTCCCTTGTCTTTAGAGATAACTTGACCTCCTGTGAGAATCGCGATGTCTTCCAAGATCAAGGTCTTTCTTTCTCCGAAGTCTGGCGCTTTTACCGCGCACACTTGAACGATTCCTCTCATCTTGTTAACGATCAAAGTTGCCAATGCTTCGTCTCCGATGTCTTCTGAAATGATCAACAATGGACGATTCTCAGAGTTTGCTTTGGTAAGTACTTGCAACAACTCTTGAGCTGTAGAGATGCGACCGTCGTAAAGAAGAACGTAAGGATTGTCAAGACCTGCTTGCATTGTGGTATTGTTAGTTACGAAGTATGGAGATTTGTATCCCCTATCGAACTGCATACCTTCAACGATTTCAAGGCTTGTTTCTCCTGTTTTGGATTCTTCGATAGTTACTACTCCTTCACGACCTACAGCATCAATAGCAGAAGCAATTAGGTTACCAACTTCTTCATCATTGTTTCCTGAGATAGTTGCTACTTGTTTGATTTGATCTTCAGTAGAAACATCGATAGCTACTTTTTTAATCTCTTCAACCATTTCGTTAACAATCTTATCGATTTCTTTTTTAATAGCTACTGCATTTGATCCTTGCCTGATTTCTTTCAATCCTGCTTTGATCATCTCTGTTGCGATAAGGGTAGAAGTGGTTGTACCGTCTCCAGCTTCGTTAGCGGACTTGATAGATACTTGTTTGACCAATTGGGCTCCAAGATCTTCGATATCATCTTCTAGTTTGTGGAAAGCCTTCGCCACGCTTACTCCATCTTTGGTGACTTTAACTTCTCCGCTTTGTTCCCTAATCAACACAGTACGACCACCTGGTCCTAGGGTTGATGATACTGAAGCGTTAAGCTTTTCTACTCCTGAGAGGAGTTTTTCTTTTAGTTCTTGTCCGAACACATTTTTAGTTACACTCATAATTAGTTATTTTCGATTACTGCTAAAATTTCTGTTTCTTTGATAAGGATATAATCTTCACCATCTTGAGAAATAGTCATAGACCCCATTTTTGGAATAACTACTTTATCTCCGACTTTAACCTTAGTCTCGTAATAGTCTCCTTTGTGCCAGTTGTATGTATCTGATACTTCTACTACGATTCCCATTTCAGGTTTTTCTTTTCCAAGATCTGGTAACACTATGGCTCCATACATTTGTTCTTCCTCTTCTAGTTTTTTGAGGACGATAATTCCGTTAAGCGGTTTAATTTTACTCATTTTTTATTCGTTTATAATTTCTAAATCTTGTACAGTATCACAAAAATACAGCAATCCGTCTTTACGAAAAACTATATCTATGTGGAGAAGCTCTTTTAAGCCATCTACGTTTTTCACGTGTTCTTCTTTAAAAGTTCTTACAACTCTAAAGAGCCCATCGTTTACACGTATAAAATTTATTGGTATTGAAAACATAACTAGGATTATGAGTAGGCCTGTTTTTTACTTGATTTTAATTTGCTTTACAGCTTTTCCTTCTGCGGTAGGAACACTTAAAATAAGTAATCCCCTGTCTAAGGTAGCTTCTAGCTTACTTAAATCAAATTTAGTCGAAATCTTCCAAGTCAGATTAAAAGAAGATCTCTTAATACCTCGGTAAATTGGAGCTTCTTCAGGCTTGTTTGGTTTTTCGTATGTAATTCGTAATTGGTCTCCGTCGACAATGATATCAATATCGTTTTTGTCGAGGCCTACTGCGGCTACTTCAAATCGAATGCCGTCTTCTGTTTCAAAAATGTCTACTGGATGCGATATTTTCTGCGTAATTGCAGAAAAGTGAGGTGCTGATTCGAAAAGGTCTTTCCAGAGCAAGTCAAATGGATCTAGCTCGAATGGTCTTAATATTCCCATAGTGTTTAGTTTTGTGTTCCCTTACGGTGAACGGTTTTTAATATTTGTTTTCGTAACTAGAGGCCTACTCACAGTACCTCTTTGTTATCTATAAATATATATAACTTTTAGAAAATAGAAAATAATTTATCTCTAGTGACCGTCTCTGAAATTGTGGGCAATTGCTGGTGGTGCTTTTAGAGCTATACTAAGTTTGGTAGTATTCTCCATGCAATCTTGAACTACTTTAGCTGCATGCTCAGCTTTTCCTCCCTCTACTTCGCAAATGATCTGATCATGAATCTGTGCACACACCCAACCGTTTATTCCCTCTTCCTTAAACCTTCTGTTGATTGCAATTGCCGCTCTGTTAACTATAGAAGAAGCGAGACCCTGAATCTGTACGTTTCTACTGTTGTTTACTCCATTTATGAAGTCTCTCTTAACGCTTTTGATCGCTTCTACTCCGTGTTCTCTTTCTAGCTGCTTTACGAAGTTGTAATCTAGCATACCGTCTCCAACCTTTTCAAATATCTGCTTTACTTTTGGAAGGTGACGTATTCTACCTACTTGAGTTCTTATATAACCGTTTTCTTTTACGAACTTTGCAGATTCTTCCATCCATTTTTTAAGTTCAGGAAATCCATTTAAGTAACCTTCTACAAGCACTTTAGCGTCTTTGGTAGATATGTCTAGGTTTTTACCTAGAGCGTATGCTCCCATGCCGTAAGGAATACCAAGAGCGTAAGCTTTTGCCATGTTTCTAACCTTAGGCGCGAGCTTTCTTAAGTAGTTCTCAGCTTTTTTATCTGGGGAATACTGATCTAGCTTTTCTGTTTTGATGGCGATAGTGGAATAAAAATCCCAGTTGTTTCTAAAGATGTCTTTGAGTCCATCGTCTCCAGACACGTGAGCGAACACGTGAGGCTCTAGAGATTCGTAGTCGTTATCGATAAAGATGTTGCCTTCGTCGTGAATAAAGAATGCTCTTACTCGATTAGTATATTCTACTACGATAGGATCGTCGTCTCCTTCCTCTTTTGGTCTAGGTAACTGTTGAGCATCAGATCCATATCTTCCTGATACGGTACCGTGTTGCTTGTAATAAAAATAGTACCTACCGTTTTCTTCTCTTTCTAAGAACCTTTCTACGTAAGTGGACTTTATCTTTAGTAGTCTATTATAGATTCTAAGGTTTTTTGCCCATTCGTGCTTGTCTGCTATCGACTGTATGAGATCGTCATCGAACTGTGGCTTACCTTTCTTGGTTTGAGACAGAGGTTTTATACCTAAAGCTCCAAAAGCAATTTCGCCTAGTTGATCCTTTGACTGAATGTTAAAGTAAAGTCCATCGTTATGTTCCTTCCACATTTCTAAACTTATCTTAGTAGCTAAAGTGCTATCAAGATACTTTTGATCTCCTGTGACTAAAAACTCTTTAAGGTCTCCATCAGGCATAGATCTTATGTTGGC